CATACAAGTATGGTGTTATAATGGGTATACTCGCAGCAATAACGGAGACAATGATATTCATATTCATTAGATCAAATACTGACGCAGAGGCATCACCCTATTACACAGTTAATCATCTATATCCTGCTGGTCTAGCTATGTTACTCATATATAGTATATTTAATACAAATGTAGTTGATACAAGTAAATTAAATTGGATGAAATTGTTGGGATTTAATGCTATCCTGGGATTTACGGGATATATTGCCCGATTCTACGCAATACCAAAAATACCTGCTATTATATTCTCTTTATTATCATTCTTTGGAGTAACATTTGGTAATATTTGGGGAGTATTATATGGAGAGAAAGTAACTATGAAATCCCTTATAGGTGGTGGTCTAATAGTTGGAGCTACTGCGGTTCTACGTTATAATATTAGTTAAGTATCAAAACGTTTTAACCAAGATTCACGTATTGCCGCGCGCCTCTCATCTGTGGTAGGCGCTGGCAAAGGCAAAGGTTCAGCTGGAGGCGAAGGGGCAATAGAAGGCAAAGGCAAAGGCAAAGGAACTGCTGGAACCATTAAAGGAAAGACAGTAGGATTAGGCGGCTCAGGCTCATCAGTCTTAAACTCATTAATGAATTCAACATTCACTTCACCATGAATAATGAGTGAAGTCGCATCAGGTTCCACCTTCTCAATATGTGCGAACATTGAATAGCCGAGTTCTGGAATAGGAATTGGGACAGTAATATCCTGAGTAATAGAATGAAGATTCATAAATGCCTTTTCAAAACATTCCAACGTATTCATCTCAAATGCGACAGGATCAAGCGGCTTAATAACAATCTTGGTAGCAGTCGCCATACGATCTGTTTTGGCTTTTACAATCTTAATCGGTGAGTCACATGCTCCACTACAGCCAATAAGATCCAGAATCCATTGAGGTGCGAATATAGTATTTTTATCATAAGTGTGCGGCGAACCAATTGTAACTAAGTAACTCTGCTTCGTATTAGTATTTGTCATAGTAATATAAAGCCGTTCATCATTTTCAAATCGCTCCATCATCTTATTTAAGTGATATGATGGAATGATAATCTCATCCGATAGTTCCTGGCTGTTGCTATCGGTAAATCCTGGATAAAATGCGAGACTGCGTGCGATAAACATTTTACAACTACATTATATACCCACCTTAATTTCAAATTTTATAGAATATAGTAGATAAATGTCTTCATCTGTGACTAATACAGTATTAACAAAGTCTTTAAAGCCTAGGCGTAGCGTAATATGCTGTACAAAATATAAAGACCGCTATAATTTTCAATCAGTGTTACAAAGACTTGATCTGAATGATACTCAAAAACAAATAATACAAGTACGATATTTAAATATATTGGAAAACTTTCAACGACGCTGCCGAAATTATTCATACTTGTTCTATGTAGGGCATTTCACAGTTACAGTTGGTTCTCTATTTGTTCCTGCCCTACTTTCCATACAAAATTCAGATACTAGTTTTACATTTACTGGAGCGAATTTTTCAGTTCAAGTGTATTGGTCAACGTTTGTAATATCAATTCTGGTAACCATATTCAATGGCATTTTAACACTCTTTAAAGTGGATAAAAAGTACTATTTCCTAAATACGACACTGGAACGATTACGCAGCGAGGGATGGCAGTATTTTAGCTTAACTGGCCGCTATTCTGGACATCTAGTTAAAAATGGCCCGCCTTCTCATGCCAATCAATTTGTATTTTTTACGCACTATACTGAGAAAATTAAAATGAAACAGGTTGAAGAGGAGTATTATAAAGCGGATGAAAAGGCGGCCCAAACACCTAATGGAAATCATATGAATAATCAAACAATTATTGGTAACCAAGATTTATATCCTCCATCTCCAGATCAACCTCTAACTTCAATGTCGGCTAATGTTCCAGATCCAGTTGAGGCAGCTGTTAAATCCTTAATACGTTCACAATCTATTATTCACACTAAAAATAAGAATGAAATTATGATAGGTAATATGCCTTTGAGTATATCACCAAGTAGTAAGACACCAATTGATAAGACACCGTCTGATATGACGCCAACACCATTAGTAACACCATTGGTAACGCCATTAGTAACACCATTAATACCACCAACGCAACTAACAATAGAAGCAGTAATAATACCAGAAGAAGCAGTAAAACCAGAAGAGGCTATAAAACCAGAAGAGGCAGTATAATAATAAGAATACTAAATATCTAACAATATATTAAGAATGGTTGAAAAAACCAGGAAAAAAGTCCAGGGCCGCTGTCAATGCGACCCAAACTGTAAAAATGCTCCATTAGATAATTCACCATTTTGCGCCGAACATTTGAAATTTTGCCCTAGAAAATCGCCTATGTCTGGATATGAGCCAAAGTTTGATCCCGATTTATATAATAGACATAATGGTGTAAAAAATGCCCAAAATTGTTTCGCATATGCGTTTGATTACAGACAATTGCCCAAAAATTGTACAAAGGAGTCATGCTCTATACCATTTCCTCAACCCGGTCTTAAAAGCGGTTATCCTAAATGGTCCAAAGTAGAAGGCAAACGTTGTCCTGATTTAACAGCTCGTCTATTGGGTGATGTACCTGATCTTAAGTTGACATCTTTTGAAGGTCGCTGCCCAAAAAAATACAGTAAAATTGGCTTAGTTGTTGATGAAGATCAGGATTATCATTTTTATCGTCAAGACTCTAATGGATACTGGTCTCATAAACCAGGTGCGACGGATGTTACAGATATAGATGGAACAGGTAGAGAAATATATGACCCGCAATTAGCATCAAGAGAATATCCTTCTTCGGGTTTACATTATGATGAATTTTGTAGTTATTTATGCGTGCCGCGCCGCCGCAGATTGACATTAAAACGAGGCGGGAGTAAGAAAGGTAATCGTAGGAAAACAAAACATAGGAAAACAAGACGTAATAAGTTATAATCAATCCCTATTATATTTATTATATGTATTATCTATGATTTTCTTATTAATCTGATTATAATTTACAATATTTTTATCAAAGTTATTATATACAATACATAAATTATTATTATTTTTATTATAATTCTTAATTATTTTTGGCATTGTATCCTTCTTTTTATTTTTATCATTAAAGCAATCTATCAGGTTGATATTTATTTCATTAAAATTTTTATTAGAGAATGTATAATTAGTTGTATTATACATTATATCTCTATAATAAAATAAATAAATAAAATATGTAAAATCAAATTTTAGTTATTTATATAAGATAGAATGCGTTTCAAGATTGTCTCCTGTTTATTTTCGTTTCTAGGCATTTTAGTAGGGGCAGCCTCTAATTGTAACATACTCGCCCTAAGCGGCGGAGGATCCTATGGGGCCGTTGAAATGGGAATCATAGATAGTTTAGTCTCTACTGAGAGAATTCCTAATACATTTGACGTCATAACTGGAATTTCAACTGGCGGTCTGAACGCCGCCTTCCTATCCCACTTTAACAACGTCTCCAGTGCGCTTCCTTATATGTATAATATATTCTCCAATTTACATACCAAAGACATATATACACCACATTACTTAGGTATTTTCAGCAAATATAGCATTTATGACAATTCCCCTCTTGAAAAAACCCTAGGTAATATACTACAAAATGCGCCGCATAATCCTAATCCGCCTCTTACACTAATTGGCGCGAGCAATGTCTATACAGAACGTCTAGATATTTTCAAGTATACTGAATTATCGCACGATGACAAGATAAATGTACTTATGAGCACTAGTTCTATTCCTGTTATTTTCCCTCCTAGAAAATACAATGGGGGGCTCTATGTGGATGGTGGCGTGATATCAAATGAGATAATTGACCAAGTTATTGGCCAGATTAATTGCTCGTTCTATAATGTTACGTTTATAAGCGCCAGATCAAAAGATGTTGCGAATAATGGTATAACGGGGCTATTTTCATATCTTAGCGCGATTGTTCATATGATTTTAAGTACGTTTGATTACCAGCTCGCTCAGGTTACAACATGTGTTAATCCAAAAGGTGTTATAAGTGCATGCTTCCCTACGTCGCCTGATTTAGGAAAGTATAGCGTATTGGATTTTGATAATGAGGCTGCGCTGTATGAGCTTGGGAAGGCGAATAATGGATGTGTGGAGTATCAGCTGTGTTAAAAATATATTAGAAAAATAATCATGTAAAAATTGAAACCAGTTTTTCAATATTCATATGTTAAAGCAAATATGGAATCAATAGAGCAAGCATCTAAGTTTATTCTATGTGTTCTCCTAACACAATTAGGAAAAACATTTACTGCTATTAATCGTATTATTACTGAGATTAAGCAAGATGATGAATTTGGTAGAAGCATTCATATTGTATTTACAATGAATACATTATTGAACAACAAACAATTCGCAAAGCGTCTTGAAACAATTGAGAATACTTATGGAAAAGGATCTATATGCGTCTTTGCTTCAAAATATGATGGTAAGTATAAACATGTAAAAGATAGGCTTCAACTACAAGGTCTTTGTGCGGATGAATCTACTTGTCCGCGAGTGGTTGTTATGTGTAGTAATTCACGACGATATGATGATGGAGTAGAATTTATAAAAGTAATTGATAAAAATAAGAGCAATATATACAGGATATTTGCGTATTATGATGAACTTCATAAATATATTTCAGATACTCTTCGTTCTCAAATAGAAATTATTCATAATCTTGAAATTATTAAGGGTATTATAGCATTAACTGCGTCTCCTGATAAAATATGGAGAACATCTGGGTTCTGGTCTAAATTACGTCTTATTCAATTAGATAATTTTAATGATTCTAATTATGCTGGTTGTGCTGATATGATATTCAATTGTATTGATGATTTCTTTGCACATCCATATATTCGCCCAAAACCATTTGATTTTGATAAATTAGATAATCAGATACTTGAATTCATATCATATGTTCTTAAGAAATTCCCTGAAATAATACAAGACAATACAAGGACTTTTATTCCTGCTCATATTCGTCGTAGCGGACATAATTCTGTAAGGGAACTTGTATTTAGCATAAATACAAATGCAGTTGTTATTGTAATAAATGGCTTTGAAAAAACTCTTCAATACAAGGACAATTTAGGTAATACTAAAACTATTCCACTCATATCGGATGATGAAGAAGTATGTGAAACAATTTCAAGATTGATTATCAAACATAGACTACAATCAAGACCTGTTATAATTACTGGATTCTTATGTGTTGGTATGGGTCAAACTTTAACTCATAAATTACTAGGTTCATTTACTTCTGCTATATTTGGACATTTAGATCTTACAAATGATGAAATTTATCAACTCTTTGGAAGAATTACAGGTAGAATAAAAGATTGGGGTGATAAATATGTACAGACACAAGTTTATTGCCCAACCACAATAATGCATAGATGTCATGTGATGGAAGAATGCGCTAGAAATATGGCATGTGATCATAATGGTGATATTGTTACACAAGAAGATTATAGAGAACCAATGAATAAAATGGGTGAAGTAGGTCAGGCTGCTATTGAAAATATTCGTAAAGTAAAAGATAGACAAATAAAATTTAAAGCAGAAGATACAGACAAAGAACATAGAATATTTGAATCACAAGATGATGCTATAATATTTGGAAGAACAATTGGTGCTAAATTTAATAAGAGACCAACATGTGATGCACCAAAAGAACTACAGATAGATGGAGAAAATCCATCAAGTGCTGTATTATTTAAGCGTATGTGGGGTATAAGTAACATAAATATTGCAAGAATGATTCCAACAAATGATAATAAATGGTGTGTATATTGGAGACCATCACTTATTAAAAATACTAAATAAATTGAAAGTATTAGAAGAGCAAATTAAATATTGGACAGATTCGTCAAATAAAACAGAAAAAACTATTGAAGTAATTCAGCTATTTTATGATACAGAATGAAATTACGAAAGAGGTTGATATATTTTTATTATAGACAAAAATATATTAATTTAAATATATTCACTAATATATTTAAATTA